GTCGCTAGGAAAATACTTGTCCCATATTTGCCAAAGATCAGCCATTGGCTTGTTGCTTAGACTAGCAATTTCGGCGGCTACTGATGCTTGTCTTTCGTTCATATCAATCCCCTCTGTTGGTCTGGGTTTGTATGAACGCTCTGCTCGGGCAAGATATCAAGTCCAACTTTGTCAGCCGGTGGTTTAATTTCCTCATGCGATCGAAGGATGGCATTTGCCAAGATCTTGGTGATTTCCTCTACACGCTTGTCCGCAGAGATTTCGTGAGGAGATACGAGTTCGATTCTTTTCATGTAACACCCCAAAGATTCACAACTTACATAAGCGGTGATTCTCTGTAAGCGGTATTCAAAAAACCAGTGGGGCGTTTTGACTTCCTTGGAAGACTTGATGAGCGCAGGCATCTACTTTGGGAATGATAGTTACTGCACGGTGCTTGGGGCGCTACTGTGATTTTTCATCTCGGCCAAGCTCCTAATGCCCATGCAATCCCCGAGCGTCGGATATTCATCTTTTACCAAATTATTAATATTCGGAGATGATTGCAAGGAGAACGAACGTTCTCTAAAATAGAGGCGTGAAAAAAGCCATCAACGACCAAGACCACCTCGCCACCCTGCAAGGCTATTACGCTGAGCACCGGGTACTGCCGTCCTACGCGCGGCTCATGAGCATACTTGGTTACGCCTCCAAATCCGCTGTCAAAAAGGCATTAGAAAGACTCGAGGAATCAGGATTTTTAGAGCGGACTTCTGACGGCGATTGGGCGCCGAGCGACAGATTCTTTGAACGCGCTATTGCCAATCAACCCATCCCAGCAGGCATGCCTGCCGCGGCTGAAAGCGATATGCATGAATCCATCACGATTGATAGGTTTTTGATTGAGCAACCGGCAAAAACCGTCCTGATCCGGGTCAAGGGCGACAGCATGATTGACGCTGGCATTCACAACGGCGACTTAGCCGTGGTCGAGCGCACTAGCGATGCTTCGCTTGGTGACATCGTAGTCGCAATCGTTGATGACGAATTCACGTTGAAAACACTCGCACGAGACCGCGAGGGATATCACCTACAGCCTGCCAATATAAACTTTCCAGCCATTCGGCCCAAGGGCAAGCTCGAAATATTTGGTGTCATGGTTGGCCTCGTGCGCAAATACTCATGAGGACTAACCATCGTGATCTTTACCCCCGCCCACTTTTTGCGCCATGTGACGATGCCGACACTGCGCGAGTTCACAAATGCGCATTCGATTTCTAAGCACATGAAAATCGACTGGAACGAGGCAGCCCAGACGCTGCCAATAAAACTCAATGCTGCGGTCGAAGCAGTCCAAGCTTCGCTTAGTGACGGAACGCGAGATGCCGATGAGATAACCGCCATTCAGCAAGCTCTGGACTTGTGGCAAGACGATTTGCGGCGCATTCACTTGCTTAGCAACGACTTAGCGATTAATGATTTTCATAACTCAAGTGCCAGCGATCCTGAGGTACTTGAAGCGTTCGCAACACGTGCAGTACAAGAGCAAGCGCTGTGGGTATTTCACTCACGACCACAACTTTTTCGTGATGTTGAGCTACGACTTGCCTTTCAGGCTAAGGCCAACGGCAAGTCATGGAAGAAGCATCGCATTGAGCGTGGTCTGACCCTGACCCAAGAGCAGACAAATCTGGACGCGTTTAGCCTTGGGGTCGCCGATTTATTTATCAAGACGGGCGGCGGAAAGAGCACGCATGTCGAGAAAAGCGTGTGTATATTTAACGGAAGCATTCAACTCACCATCTATGTTGAGGGCCCTATAACGGCGCAAGCTTCATTCACCAAGAACAAATTTAAATATGTTTCAACGCGAATCGCTCTTGAGACGGCAATTGTTTATCAACCTGCCACTGGTATCGTCGAGAGCATCATTAGGGGCGGCTCGAAAAACCATGAAGCGATGTTACATCTATTTGGAAAACATGTACTCGGTCGAGAGATCAGGCCAGAGGAAATCGAAAAAACTCGATTCAAACTCAATGAACTGCGCGATGGAATTGAATTATTCGATGATATCTCGTCGTTGGGCGTCGAAAAAATTCGTCTGCGCCGCGCTTATTTCAAGCCACGCTCAAAAAAAGGAGTCGTGATTCGCATTGAGGCAACGGCAGAGCCTGGCCACGATGACGCAGTGGAGCTTGCCCGAAAGACACTTCACTTTGATCACCTCTTTGAAACCGAGTATGACATTGCGGGCGTGTGCATGTTGGTCTACATGAAGGCATTGGAGGGCAAAAAGCCAAAACAGTTCAGCTTTGATGTTTATACCACTGGCTTATCCACGATAAAAAATCTTTCCGTCAAAAACCAACACATTGCCAATGAGATCTTAGCCTCTTTGAACGTATCAGACGCTGAGGAGTCAAGCGATTGAGTAAGGCGCACATCAGTGCTACGAGTTTGCTATGCAGATTACTCGAACAAGACAGACCAGAGATCGATGGCGCAGCTTTTCTCGATACTGATTTTATTTTGAGTGGGCGTGAGCTAATTCATGAACGGCTGCTCGCCGTAGGTCCTGCGCCCACCCATGTCAGCTGCCCGGACTGCGGCATCGAGCTGGCCCGGATTGTGAGGGCACAAAAAAATAACCAGGTCTTACTATATTGCGATGAGTGTGAAGAGGTAAGTGCAAGCGAAGAAATCACAAAATCCTATACGATCAACCTGAAAAAATTCATTAAGCGACTCGCTTTCAGTTTAGATTTTGATTCGACCTCGTATACCGAGATCGATGCCGATGTCTCGTGGCGATTGGGCGTTCAAGAGTTCAAGCACCGTAAGGCACAAACTTGGTATTTTGCGCGACATCTTTTTAAACCCAGCGTTGCACTAAAGCTACTCAAACAAATCAACGCGGATCGAGCCAGCCACTCTGCAAAAATTCTTACCAGCTCAAAAGTTCCACTGCCCGACGGCTCACCACTAGCAAGCTTTAACGTTGTGAACTTATCCGCTGCAGCGCGCTTAACACAAAGTCGATTTTTATTTTTCGATCATCGCATGGACTCTGGCGTATCACCCACGGCGGATGAAACTCCACCTCACACCACCCTGCGATTTGTTCGCGATAAGTCGCTTGCCTATGTTGGTGGAGTCAAGTATCCGCTTGAAGGAATGCAACAAAATATTTTGCTCTCGCTCATCGACAGTCGCACCCATCAATTGGAGCTTTACGATCTAGCCGAGAAAAGTGGTTCAGATGCTAAGGATTTCAAAACTTCAAAAAACTTTGGCCGCAACATGACGGTCTACAAGACTTTCATCAAATACGACCGCAGTGATCTGCTCTACAAGTTGATTATTCATCCAGAGGATCAGGGCTGGATTAATTCCCCTTCTTAAAAAATAGTCTAATTTGTACTCAAGACCCAAATCCTGTTTACAGGAAGTTGGGTTTATTTGTATCTGTTTGTACGTTTTAGATTTGCAGAACTCAAACATGGGGTCTGCAGTACTGGGTGCAGAACTCGCCTTGAAAGAATTCAGGCACTGACTAGCACAGCCCCAAAGCTGTGCGAAACAGGCCCTTTTCACCTTCAAGGAGATTCAATTGCAACCCTCAGAACCCGTCCGTCATCTCAACCAGCGGCAACTCGCCGAACGTTGGGATCTGAGCGAGGGCACCTTGGAGCGCTGGCGCTCCGAAGGCATCGGCCCGATCTTTCTAAAACTGCAAGGCCAAGTCCGGTACCGGATTAAAGACATCGAGGCCTATGAAGCGGAGAACCGCCGCAAAAGCACATCCGAACGCGAAGTAGTCGGAGGTGCTGCATGAGCCTCCATCACCCTATCACTCCAGAGCAAGTGCTGGCTATCCCAGCTGGCACCTTGGCAGGTCATTCGGCAGAAGTACTGTTCCAAATGAAAAACGCGGCAGCCGATCGACTTGCCGAAGCCAAGCAACTGCTCGATCACTTAGATCTTGCCATCGATTTCAAATGGCGCGATCAAGCAAGAAATCTGCGTCTCGAAGCTGGTAAGGATACCGGCGTCATTCACTTCGACGATGGTGATGTCCGAATCACGGCCGACCTTCCAAAGAAGATCGAGTGGGATCAATCACGTTTGGCTGAGATTACCAAACGTATTGCTGACAGCGGCGACGACCCAAAGCAATACGTCGAAATCAGCTACCGCGTTAGCGAAACCAAGTTCAACGCCTGGCCTGACACCCTGAAATCCTCATTTGAAGCGGCTCGTACGGTCAAGACGGGCAAACCTTCCTATCGCCTGGCACTTATTAAGGAGTAATCCATGTTCTTTAGAAAACCAGCCATCGAAAAATTACGCCAGCGCTCTGAGTGGGGAATGCGAGATCTTCCCGAGATCATTCGAGTACCCGCACTGGAAGGTCATCGGACTCAAGAAGCGATCATGCCGCTTGAGGAATCAACGATCGATGATCTCGCGTTCGCCATCATCGGACTAGAGACACAAGTCACTGAAATGCGCCGTCCCTTGGTTGGACTGCGTGAACTTTACGACCAAGCTCGTAAACGCGGTGCGCTGGGTACGAGTACGGTTGCCGATGTATTCCTGAGTGGTTCAGGCTCGGAGGTGAACAAATGAGCCTTCCAATCATCAGCGCTGATCAGCGTCTAGCTGAACGCCGAGGTGTCAAGGGTGTCCTAGTCGGCAAATCAGGTATCGGCAAGACATCTCAACTCTGGACCCTTGAGCCTGAATCGACGTTGTTCTTTGATCTCGAAGCAGGCGACCTGGCAGTTGAAGGCTATGCCGGAGACACGATTCGGCCCCGCACCTGGCAGGAATGCCGTGACTTTGCCGTGTTTATTGGCGGCCCAAACCCCGCCTTACGTGAAGATCAGCCATACAGCGAAGCTCATTTCAAAGCTGTCTGTGATCGCTTTGGCGATCCATCTTCCCTCGATAAATACGACACCGTGTTTGTTGACTCCATCACCGTCGCCGGTCGTTTATGCCTTCAATGGTGCAAGGGCCAGCCGCAGGCTTATTCCGAAAAAACCGGCAAGCCTGATAACCGGGGTGCCTACGGCTTGATGGGGCAGGAAATGATTTCTTGGCTTACCCACTTGCAGCATACGCGACGCAAAAACGTCTGGTTCGTCGGGATCCTTAACGAGGCCTTGGATGACTTTAATCGTCGTGTTTTCACGTTACAGATTGATGGCTCAAAAACGGG